CAATCGACGATGCTGCGGCCCAAACCACCGACAGGGAAGGCTCGTTCTACTCTATTCTGAACAAGCACGGATTCTATGACATCGACGACGAAAGCAACGGTCTTACCCCGTGGCAGAGAGACTCCGTACCCGACTACAACAAGCGCCGCATGAGCGCACTCGCTTCCGCTATTTCGGAAATGATTCAGGATTTTCTCGGCAACGAAACTTACGGAGTGATGACCACCAAGCTAGAAGAAATCATCAACAAGCTTGACGGCTTCCTTACCTGTACAAAGTCGAAGACAGATACTTTGCAGGCTGGTATCTCTGCCAGCGGTATCTTCGCCCCAGTAGGTGCATCTGCAGAAAGCATGTACACCGCAAATGCTGCGGCAATGGGTATCAACCCGTATGACATCGACATTCTCCCGCCTCTACTGATTGGTTTGGGAGGTCTTCCAATCAGCATGGGTTCGTGCTTCCGTAGAGGCCACTTCATGCCAGACTGGTCGTTCCTATATGACCACGAGATTAAGAAGAGCCCAAAGATTTACGATTCAGAAGGAAGCATATACATCGGTGCAGGCATTCCGCTAGACATCGGTGGAAGTACGAGGGAAATGGTACTCAAAAAGATATTTGCGGTTGTCACCGTAGATGAAAACGGTGAGCCGCAAGGTGACGTAAAGGGCGGTATTCAGGAAGACCAGTTCGAACTTATCATGAAGGCATCCAACGCAGTCGTACTCGGAAAGGGTTATAACGACCTTCCCGACGATGTGAAGAACCTCACCCTTACCGAAACCCAGATTAGGTTCTCGTTCTACCGATATGTGCAGATGGCCGTATGGGGCCCTATTACTTATCCGCAGAACTGGCCTTACTACCATTGGGGTATGCTTAGCCACAACTCATGTCCAGAAGCAGTTAAGACCGCATTGGTCAGCTACTTGAAGACAGCGGGCTTCGCTTGCGATGTCAGCGGCAACTTTGCAACATCGGCATTCCTCAGCTATTGCCTGCGTACTGGAATGTATTATCATCTCGGCTACGCAAAACCTATTTCAATGGTCCCTCTCAAAGGCGACAGGTATATACTTAACGGACAGGTCACCACTGTACAGAAGAACTCCACAAAGTCGATTACGGTGGAGGGCGTCCCTCGTGACGAAAGGCTTGCCAACCAGTATTTCACCTACATCGCAGACATTCTTTCACGACTGACTTACGGTACGAACCCAGAGTCCCTTGACATGGATATGAGAAAGCGTCGTTGCGACGAGGCGAACCTAATCTATAAATACGTCGGGTTCCGTGCCCCTGAATACGGCACCGACCTTGCCCGTATCGACACCCGCTGCAAGCGTGTCAACATGATTTCCAGAAACCTGAAAGGACTCTTCAATGCAAGGATTCTTGTACACGAGAATGTCGCATCCACTTTGCCGCCAGCAACCGACGTAACGATTGACAACAAGGCGACAGAAGGCGAAATGTCCACACGAACAAAGAACGTGATTACTTACCTTGCTCGTTTGGCTGGTGTGAAATATGTTATGGTGACATCGCTTTACAGAAGCCCAGAGAAACAGGCGACAATCATGTTCAACAGCATGCAGAAAACTGGACAGCCTACGGTTGCCTACGGTTCAAGGGGACGTGCTGTCAACGACGAGTACGCACGAATCTGGTACAAGTTCTACGGAAAAGGTGATGACGGTCTCGAACCCAAGATTTCAAAGGACGGTTCTATCGTTACAGACAGATTCGGTAAGCCTGTCTATGTACAGAAATATGCCAAGGAGCCGTTCCCGCCTAATTCAGCAGGTGCTAAGGCGGCATTGAACGCAATGATAGCGAAGTGCAAGTCGTTCGGTTATGATACGCCAGTATCTAACCATACGAAGGACCCAGAAGTTTCTCAATGTGTCGATATTGCAACCAGCGTCTGCTATGCAAAGTTCCCGAAAGTTACGGAAGCCCAGATGAAGAAGTTCTCTTCCATCTGCTACATGTCTTCCGAACCATACAAGAACACGCCGAACGGAAAACAGGATAATTCCTATCAGACTCTGTTGATGGATTATTACGCTCCACAGGGATTTGGACCGAAAGAAGTTGACCCGTGCATCCACTTGGAAATCAGCCAGAAGGACACGAAACTTTCGATGTTCGATTCAGAGAACATGGACTTGACTCAACTACTGCCGACAATCGAAGTTGGTCTGGATAACACCAACCTTACTGACGACAGCAACTGGGACAACGCTTACGCCAAGGACCACAACGACAAGCTTAACGCTTCCTAGGCGCACCGTACTTCATATTCAACAACATGATTCCAGCTTCGGCACTGTATGTGTGGGCCATGATAAATTCAGGGTCTACATAGCCGTCTGGAGTCATCTTAAATTCGGAACAGTTAAGCACCGCTTCGTTGATGTCCTTGACCTTGCCACCGTAGTCGATAGAGTTCGGGTTGTCATTGCGGAATTTTGACCAGTCGAACCACTTGAACCCCATATTCATAACAGTACGAAGGTCGTCGATACCAGCTTCGTCAGCATCGAATATGATGACACCGTTTTCCTTGTATTCCTTGAAGTTAGGGTCTGCTTCGACAAAGCTCTTGAAATGTTTCAACCCGCCGACAGCAACAGAGTTCTTGATAAAGGTAGAGTCTATTGCTCCTTCAAGCATAAAGAACGGCTTGTTGAAATGGAGAAAATCTCCATTGTACAACTCACGCTTCGCACCCGCATAGTTTCGATAGCGCATCTTCGATTTATTGGTCAAATCTCTGGCATCAAACTGAACCCATGAACCACCAAAACGGTAGTAAGGGATAATCAGACGGTTTCCGTACTCGTTTCCAGTAGGAAGACCATACTCATTCAATTTCAAGGTTCCATCAGGGTTCGTGTCCAAGAAGCACTTATCCTTCTTGCATACAAACCACTGCTTGTACACCTTTTCCCTTATCTGACGTTTCTTACAGAACGCAATCGCAGTCTGAACATCTGGGTCATTTTCTTCTTCAAGGGAAACCAGCTCGCCATCCTTAAACTGATATGCCCCTTCGACATATTTGCGTTCAATCTTTTTCTGTGGGCCCTTCTTACCATTCCCATACAGCATGAACAACAAACGGTTAAAAATCGTCGGATGGGATTCCTGAAATTCCCACATAACATGATGTGCTGGCCTACACTTGTAACACACAAAGTTCCAAGTGTCCTTGTACACATACGCCTTTCGCTCGGGTTTAGTAAACGAGTTGTTGGGCATCTGTCCGCAATACGGGCATACAAAGTTAAAGCCATTCAGCACTTCGACCAGAGAATACTCGTCGAACGCCTCATGTACTGCGGCTTCCATATCCGAATTCGGAATGTCACGAAAATCAGCCATTATGCAAAGTAGTCCACGTTAGAAACAATTTTCACACTAAATTCGGACGTTGCCACGACGACGTTAATCTGACTTCTCGGAGCGTCCTTTGCCTTATTCGTCGGGTCAAGAAGGGCGCCTGGTTTTACGATATAACCCTTCATTGTCATAAGGTCATTTGCAGAGTTCTTGAAGCGGCGAAGCTCGATGTTGACATCGCCACCAATGGTGTCCATAAAACGGAGAGAACCAGACGGGAACAATCTCTGCTTTCCATTAGCGAAAGCATCAAGACACTGGGCATCATCTTCCACGAAGAAGCAATGCTCATCAATCTTTCTCGTAATTTGCTGCGTTCCGCTACCCTTGATGATGATTCGGCATTCCAGTTGTGGACTAACCGTAAAGGAAAGAGCCTTACAGGTTGAAATCAGCTTGATGTCCTTGACGATGTTATGAAGAATGTCCTCGTTGAAACCAAGACGGGCGACCAGAGCCAACTGCTCGTTAAAAATCTTCATGTATTTCTTGTCCGCATACACAGAGTCGTCAGCAACGCCGATACGAGCATCCTTTTCCTTTCCAGTAAAGATGATGTTATCGTATTCAAGGCCACGAATGGTTCGTTCACGAGCCACCTTGATTTCGCACTTCGGAAAACCAGTCGCCTCAGCATACTTGATGAAGTCTGGAAGTGACGAAATCTGCAGACGAGGTTCATCAAAAGCAATGTCGTTTTCAGTTGCGACAACATGAATCATCGCACTGTCGCAAATACCGTTGAAATAGTAGTTGCCCGTATACTGACCATCGCTGCCCTTGCCCTTGAAGATAAGGCCAGCCTTCATTTTCATCATCGAGTTAATCGTCTTTATTACATTGAAGTATTCTTGACTCATGCGAACGACGCCCATATTAAACCTCTCTATTTGGGACACGGATTTATCTAATACTAAAATATAGTACAAGATGTTTTATTTGGCAAGGGTAACAAAAAAGGCCAGCGTTAAGCTGGCCCATAGACTAGAAGATTACCTTTCGCTTATACCTGTCGTTTGAACAGAGGGCAACCTGTTTACCTTCCTTGGTTTCAGCAAACACCACCGAGCTGTCGTGGATGCAGCCAAGAATGATATTGAGCAAGTGGCACTTGACAGCAAACGGTTTGAACTGCTTCGCCTCTCCAACTGAAATCATTTTGAAGATTTCACCATACTTTTCCTTCCAAGTGATGCCAATGTTGCAAGGACCAATGTATTCGAACGAAAGCTCGTCTTCCTTGTTCGTTGCAGCAAGGCTCTCGCAAAGCTTCGGAATAGCTTCATCAAATGCCGTACCTGGGGTGATGAACTTCGTTTCTCCGTCCTTGAAAACAAGGGTATCGTACTTGCTAGGGAACACTTCGGCAACCACCGTTATAGTACCGTCGCTAGCAGCGATTGTGCTGTTTTTCTCGTCGTAGTCAATCGTAACACTTCCATTTCCAATGAAGGACAGAAGCTTCATCGTAGACTTGCTTACATTGAAGGAGAAGTTCGGGTCACTCTTGGAGTTTCCAAGATTGCTCATGGTGTAGCGAGTAACTACGGACATTCCGTCATTTCCGACACGGAACGATACCACGCCAGACTTTCGGCAGATGTCAACATCGTTGAAGTAGTCGCTAAGACTGAACAACTCAACCATGTCGCTCTGTTCCATTTTGAATGTTGCACTGGATTCACCGAACACTGCTTCATCAAACGGTTCCACATTGGCCAGTTCGGCTTCATAGGAGAACATCGGTTCAGGTTCTTCGTATGTAGCAGGAACACCTTCGTCGCCCTCCTCCTTTTTGGAATCAAGCTGCGGGATATCTGGTTTCTTCAAAAACCCAGCAATGTGGACAGTGTCTTCCTGCCTCATAAACGCAATCTGCTCACTGTTGATGCACGTAGTAAGAGCCTTGCCCAAGAATCGTGCATTGAAGTAGAATTCGGAACGGTCGTCAAAGTCAGACGTATCGTACTCGCCTTTCCAAATAGGCGCCTTGATTTTTAGACCGCATTTCAAGGTGAAATACACCTCGCCATCGCCAACGACAACCTTCACGGGTTCATCGGCATTTTCCACACCAGAAATGAGAGAAGCTACATAACGCAGCGCAGGGGAATTTGTATCAAAAAGTATCATAAGACTTCCATCAGTTTACTTTCGTTATTAAAATACATTATTCTAATAAAAAAGGCGTGTCTTTCGACACGCCCTTGAAGAAACCAACAACCTATTAGAACGGGAGGTCGTCGTCAGGGAAACCTGCTGCATTCGGAGTCGGAGCTGCGGTTTGCATCTGAGGCTGAGCTTGCGGAGCAAACTGTGCCTGCGGAGCAAACTGTGCTTGCGGCTGTGCGAACTGCTGTTGCGGCTGTGCAAACTGCGGTTGAGCCTGAACCTGCGGCTGTGCAACAGGCTGAGGTGCAACGGTCGGTTGTGGCATCGGTCGAGCCTGAACCTGCGGTTGAGCAATCGGCTGAGCTGCAACGGTCGGCTGTGCAACAGGCTGTGCCTGTGCAAACGTCGGCTGTGCCTGCGGCTGTGCAAACTGCGGGTTAGTCTGAGGAGCCATCTGAGGTGCAAACTGCGGTTGAGCCTGCTGTGCCATCTGCGGTGCAGCCTGACCCATTCCAGCCAAAGACGGCTGTGCAGGAGCGGCCTGCGGTGCAGGTTGCGTCGGCTGATTAATCACAGGAGGATTGGTGTACTGAGCCTGCGGAGCAGCCTGCTGTGGAGTGTTACCGAGGAATGCAGAACCAGGCATACGATTCATAGTCGGGTTCGGTCTGGCTGCAGGAGCTTCCTTATTCGGAGTGACATCAGCAGAATTGTCATACGAAGCGCTTCCAGTCTGTTCTGCCAACCATTCGTTAAGCATCTTCTGAGCTTCGGCATAATTCGCAGGAAGGTCTTCTCTCTGATATGCGTCGAGGTCAACGCACTGGTTCAGGTAGGCCAAGATTTCCGCATCAGTTGCTGCCAAATCACTCGGAGTGTCAACAAACTTGCTGGCATCGTAGGTGTTAATAGCCTTTCCGTTAATGATGTTTCCAGATTCCTGACACGTAACGATAAAGTCACGGCCACCACGGACCAGTTCGGGGAAGAAACGTGTTGCATTCTTGAGTTCCAATTCATTCGGAACGTAGACTGCACCTTTCTTACGACCTTCCTTGGTGTTTTCCCATCTCCTCTTTGCGATGACTTCTGGTTGACGAGGATAGTCGAGAGTGTTGTTAACCTTCACGGAGTGTTCCCAGAGTTTTACTTGGTTGTTAAACTCTGAATGAACCGTATCCGTACGGATAAGGGCGTTAGCAACATAGCTCGTGCTAGCAACGTTACCTTCATTAACCTTAACTTCTTCTGCAGCAACTGCATCACCAGCATCGGCTAACGGTTTAAGCTTGTGGAAACGTTCTGTCTTCCAGTCGCAGAACGGGCAGATTCCCTTATAATAGTCAGGGGCGTCAGAAAGTGTCCTCAAACATTTGAAGTATTTCTTAGGACCCTTACCAATACGGAGATAGTGAACCACAATCTTGCGGAATGGAGAGGGATTCTCATGCCATACCAGATTGCCCTGTGCGTCACGCTTTACGCTTGGAAGAATGCGGACCTGGGCGGAATAGTATTTGTGAGTGTCGTCCAACCTTGTTTTCCATACACGCTCATCAGCTTTGCGTTCTGGTTCGGTGGACTGGGGAGACGGCAAAGAAGCCGCAGTTGGAACATAGTTCAAGTCAAGTGTACTCATGTTATTACCTATTGTTAATTCTCATTGTTATAAACCGAGGATTTCTCCTCAGTTATAGTTTATAACCTAAGCAGTCTTACCAAATATATTTTATTCCAACTGCAAATGCAAGGGCTTATTGCATTTTTTTCTTCTTCTTTTCGTATTCCAGAGCTTGCTCCATTTGACGCTTGTATTCGAGCATCTTGACTTGTTCAGTCTTCTGCATGGTGGCCACGACCTCCTTCAAGTTCTCAGGCGGCTGGTAGTCCTTTTCATCGGCATGCATCTCCTTCAAGGACTCCTCGATGTCGTCAAACAGGTCATCAATGCTCCATTCCAAGTGGGCGACCACCTTGTTCTTGATGGTGGCGAAGTCGAATACGTTCCTTTCTTCCTTGGTCAGTTCAGTGCTTTCAACCTCGTTGGCGTGGTTCGGGTCGTAGTCATCACGAATCTTGACCCTGCGAACACCCTGCTTGTCAACGTAGGTTTGAAGAATCTGTTCGGTTTCCTTCTGGTCAAGAACCTTCTCGGAGACCTTCTCGGATGCTTCCGTATACTCGTCGGCAATGCCGAAGTATTTCTTGCCAACCCACTTCTTTTCGGGTGCACTCTCACGGATTTTCTGAATCCATTTCTTGTAATGCTCGGTTTCGACAAGCTGGTAAGCCCTCGGACCCGTCGGGAGGAACGGGGTTTCGTCAAGCATCTTGCTGTGACCAGTGGCAGCCATCCTGTTCAGGTCGGCATTCAATGCGGCAAGTTGCTGCTTCTTTTCCCGATTGCTTTCTTCAATAAGATTCCTGTCAGCGGCAGTAAGTGTACATCTTTTCATTTTAAGACCTCTTTTCCAAACGTGCTATAATTCTTTCCTTCAAACCAGGCGGCAAACTTGAATTTTCAAGATTAACCCGTCCGTCTCGTTTCGCCTTGTCGAAACAGTCGGCAATCTGGTCAACAATCGCCTCAATAATATCGTCAGAGAATACGTTTTTGACAAGAAAATCAATGTCAAAGTATTCGTCCAGACTCGACACGACCTCGAACATCCCGATTTGGGAGTCCGCCTCGTGCAAAAGGTGGTAGACGGTCGTTACGCATTCATTGAAATACGCAGCCCTGTCCTTAATCAACGGTTCAGGCATGCTGAACAGTCCGCAGGTTCCATCTACGAGAGAAGGAGTCGAAAACTTCGCCTCAATCTTCTCGCAAATCATCTGCCTCTGGTGTTCATCTAAGATGGTAAACATAAATACCCAGTAGTTCAATCTACTGGGTAAAATACATTTTTAAAAGAGTTGCTGGGCCGCATTCCCAAACGACGGGTCTATCGGTTTCTCCTTTTTCTGTCTATGTTGCTCGAATGCAGCTTGTTGAGTCTGTTGCTGATATTGCTGCTGAACTTGCTGTACGTTCTGAGTCTGTTGCTGCTGACGGGTCATTGGTCGTCGCTGTTCCATCGCATCCAACTGTTCCTGTACCATAGATTCTGTAATGATACTCTGTATGAGTTCCATATCCTCAGGTTTGGTATCACTGATACGCATGTGGGGCCAGTCAACCCTCACATTAAACTGGACATCGCTTGAACCAAATCGGTTCTTACTAATCGTAACGCTAAGGAATCCAGCCTTTTTCAACGCAACGTCACGGATAATGATATAGTAGAAATCAACCGTATCGCCAAGACCCATTGAACCAGCAGTCTGGTCCATGCCGATGTCCTTCATTCGATAACCAGCACGTTGCATCTGCGTTCCAGTCAAGATAGCCATATCATGGTTAACCGCAATATTTCTCAACTGTTCGGCGGCATATAGAATTTTCTGGAAGCTACCATCAAACTGGGTATATGTACCAGCGTTCGGGCTGATAATACCGATGTAGTCAACAACGAGGAAGTCAATCTTAATTCCCTCGGTCATTTCCAGCTCGTTAATATACCCCTCGATATCATCAGGAGTCGTCTTTCGGGTCGGCATCCAGTTGATGAACAAGTTACCTGGGGTCGGTATAGACGGGTCATGCTCGTTTTGAAGCTTGACAATCACTTCCTCGTCGCTCATCTTAGCGATGTCGTAACGAGATACATCGAGAATAGCACTCGTTACACGCTCCCAAATCTTTGCAGCATCAAGTTCAAGGCTTACATACACCACATTGTAGCCCATAGTGGCAGCAAATGCAGCTTCGTTGACCATGAACATCGACTTACCACCGCCAGACGTACCACCGACAAGGCTCAGACACTTACGGAAATATCCACCGCAAGTATTCTGTGCATCTGGTGTTTCGCTTGTGAATTGACGAATCGCCCCAATCCTTGACGGAATGCTCTTTTCCATGTCGCCCAGCTTAGACTTGGCATACTTGGCGTCACGGATATAATGAAGACCCAAGTTAGTAGTCAGTCGGAAATTCACAGCATCCTGCAATTGAGGCATAATGCCACGCATTGCCGACGGGTCCTTTCCGTGCATGTGGAGAGCGTACTCTTCCATCAGCCTCTGTGAAACCTTAAACTTGAAATAATCTTCAATCAAGTTCTTTTTGACATCTGCTGAGATTGCACCAATAGGCTTCGTGATTTTAAGGAGCTGCTCCTTAGCTTCCTCACTGTAACCTGGATTCTGATTTAATCCAGTTACAAGCTCCTGTGCCGTCGGATAACG